TGTAAACATAAAAGATGAAGATTTTGGAAAAATAAAAAAAGAAACTTGCTGTAAATGCAATGTTAAATATGACGATAATTTTGAAGATGGAAATTATATTAATGAAGATACATCATTAGAAAAATGGTTATGTAATTTTTGTGACATTGCTTTAGATCAGGTAAAAAAGTTTAGTAAACATAAAAGTTGGATTAGTTCTATCAGCATCCCTCAAAGATACCATAATAAATTTTGGGAAATAAGAAAAATTATGTGTAACAATATTAAGGAGGTGGCTTAGTCCACTTCCTTTTACTAGGGAAAACAAAGGAGTAACAATGAACAATAAAATTAAAAAATTCTTAGATAATCTAGGTTTAGATATAAAATTATATGGTGGATATTTTATTACTGATACAAAGATAGTTGCAAAGGTAGATAGCACCATATTTCATATTAATATTGATTTTAAAGGGCATAGAGCATATCCACTAAATAGGGAGTTTGTATAATGGATATATTAGATATGATATTTAATGATGCTAACATTTCACCTGATCTAAAAAAGATTTTAAAAAAAGATGTTGAATATGTTAGTGAATGTTGTGATGGTTTACCAGTTCAGAACTCAGTTATTGAACAAAATAGTTTAACTGGATATTGTGCTGAATGTGGTATGAGTAGTGGATTTAAAAAAAGTGAGGAGAAGTAATGACAATTAGAGAATTAGGTAAAAAGTATAAATTAGATGGTACAGTTGATGTTTGGAAATGTCATAATAATTGGATATTAACACACGATGCAATAACAAAAATTGCATTAATTGATAATATTAAACTATCAAAATTAGAACCAATTTATCAATCTGAAACCAGTTGTAGATTTTTAGTTACTATGGTAAAAGAAGATCAGGAAGGCAATGTTATAGATAGTGTTACATCAGTTGGTGAGGCAGACAACAGAAATAGCAAGAACAATTATTATGGCTCAATGGCTGAGAAAAGAGGAATTGATAGATGTGTATTAAAACTAATAAATGCATATCAATATGGTATTTATAGTGAAGTAGAGGCAGATGATTTTAAAAAGGAGAACAAATGAAAATAAAAAGAATGTCAAAAGGTGAATGGGGAAAAGTAAAAGCATTTTTTAGCCTAGAAACAAATGAAGGATTTATAATTACTGGTTTAAAAATTGTAGATGGTATTAATGGTATGTTTGTTTCAATGCCTTCACAACAAGATAAAGATGGTAATTATAATGACATAGTAATGGCTACAAAAGATGTTAGAAAATCTTTAAATGAAATTGCTATTAAATATTATGATAATCAAACACAGCCAACTAGACAAATAGGTGGTGTATCAGACCATTACAAAGATCAGGACGATAGAGGTGATGTTGGTCATTTAAATGCTAAAAGAGTACAATCTTTTGATCAGGTAAAAAATGTAATTAATGATAGTGAGGAGATACCATTTTAAATTAAGTGCAGATGATAATAGGGAGTGGTAACATACATATTCTACCACAATACAACCATAAGTTACTCGCTTGTGTTACCACTTCCTTCCCAAATTAAGGAAATATTATGAAAAAAATTTTAGATACAATATCAGCAAATTTTAACACAATGTATGAAGTAAAATTATTTTTAATTGACAATGAACGTTCAATGAGTTGGTTAGCTAGGCATTGCAATGTATCACCAGCATCAGTAAAAGGCTGGATAGATTTAAAACATTATCCATCAAAAAAACATAGAGATGCTATATATAGAGTTACTGGGATCAGGCTATGAAAGGCTGGATTAGTTTACATAGAAAGATTTTAGATAATCCAATATTGTCTAGAGGCAGAACTTATAGCAGATTTGAGGCTTTTGTTTATATGTTATTACAAGCTAACCATAAAGACAATAAAGCAGTAATAGGTAATCAAATTATAAAAGTTAGATCAGGCAGCTTTGTGACATCACAAAAGAAATTAATGAAGGAATTTAGATGGGGTTCAACTAAGCTAAGAGCATTCATAAAAATGTTAGAAGATGATAAAATGATTGTATCTAAATCAAACACATATTCAACTATGATAACTATAACAAATTATGATAGTTATCAGAATTTACAAACTACCAATAAACTGCAATCAGAAAGCAATCAAAAAACAAACAAACTGCAATCAAAAACAAACAATAATGATAATACTTTAAATAATGATAATAATGATAATAAAGAACAAAAATTTATTGATTTAGTTTTGGCTGAAGGATTAAAGTTTACACCAATAGTAGCACCTGATCTAATAGATGATTTTTGTAATTACTGGACAGAAAGAAATTTAAATGGTACAAAGATGAAATATGAAATGCAAAAAACATTTGATATAAAAAGAAGATTACAAAGATGGATTAAGAATCAGGAAGAATGGAAACCTATAACTAAATATAAAAATGAAGATTTTAAATTTGATGCTACTGGATATAATAGAATTGGTTATTGTAGTAAATGTGATAAATCAGATTTTTATAAATATCCAGCAACAGAAGATAGTAGATGTTGTGGTGATAAACTAAAACCAAGAAAATGAAGATAGAAGGTCATCTAGATTTATTTAGTGGTATTGGTGGATTTTCATTAGGTTTAAAGAGATCAGGTGTAGAACCAAGATATTTAGGTTTTAGTGATATTGACAGTTATGCAAACAAAGTATTTAAAAGGAGATTTCCAAATGCAAAACAACTTGGAACAGTTACAGATGTTTCCTACAACTCACTCAACGGACAAAGAATTGATTTACTTACAGCTGGATTTCCGTGTCAAGCTTTTAGCCTTGCTGGAAAAAGATTGTCATTTGAAGACACAAGAGGCACACTCTTTTTTGATGTTGCAAGGATTCTCAACGATTACATTGAAAGAGGACGACCAATCAAAAATATATTACTCGAAAACGTTAAAGGTTTATATAGTGCAGCAGATTACTCAGTATTTGCTACAATCTATGGAGTTCTTACCAACCTTAATTACTCCGTTGAAGTACAACTGGTTAATACTAAATGGTGGTTACCACAACATAGAGAAAGAGTGTATATATTTGGAAGATATAATAGAGAAGAAAGTAGACCCTACATTTTTCCTATCAAAGAAAATGTTGAAAACATTACAAGCAAGATCAGGAAAAACGATAGGAAAACGAAAAGTAACAAAATTAGATATACTAGAACTATAAATAGCAGATACCATAAAATGGGCAGCGAAGATACATATGTTCTAGATAACAATAAAGAAGAAGATGGTAAATCAAATGTTAGAAGATTGACACCACTAGAATGTGAAAGATTGCAAGGATTTCCTGATCAATGGACAGAAGGACAATCTAACACACAAAGATATAAACAAATTGGAAATTCTGTAAGTCCACCAGTAGCTAAAGCAATATTTAGGAAAATATATAAATGAGAATAACATTGCCTAAAAGAGTTAGTTTAAAACCTAGAACACATTGCATAGATTGTAAAGAAAAATTAACTGAAGAAAACAGATTAAGGAATAATGGTGTTACAAAAGCTAGGTGCAAACCTTGTAATAGAAAATTTATGAACAAATACAATGAAAAAAGAAAACTTAAAAGAAACAAATTGTGGTAATACAGAAATCTGTTGCACTATTTGTGATGCTGAAATAGATGTAGACAATGGAGATATTGTAGGATATTTTGGTATATCTGAGGTATCTTTTTGTGTTTGGTGTTTATCATCTATTAGAGAAATGGTATATCATCATTTTCCTGATCAGGATGAAGAATGAAAAATGAAGAAAGACATATATTATCTAGAGTTAATCAGGAATATGGTTTACACCTGATTGAAGATAAATATGAATATAATAGATTTGATGCTGAAAATAAATCATATATTGCTGAAATAAAAGATAGACACAAATATTATCCTAAAACTATGATAGAATTTGATAAGTATAGCTACAATACACAATATGCAAAATTAGTTGATAAAAATTTTATTTATATAGTTAGAGTTGATGGTCAAATTTATATATTCAATATTACAGATTTAAACTACCAAAACTATGATTACAAATGGTCTTGGGTTACAATGTCAAAACAAACAGAATTTAGTGACAACAGAAAAATGAAAAAGCTAGTAGGATTTATAGACCTGACTAGAAATAAAGGAACTTTTAAATGAAAGATGATATATTAACAATACCACAAAAAGTAGAATCAAGAAATATATTAGATAGAAAGCATTGGGCAGTTAAAAGAGAATCTAAAAAGATATGGGCATTATTTGTAAGAAATCAAATGCGACTAAAAAAAATCAAAGAAGCTGAAGTAGGCGAAAAGTTTAAACTAACTATTATAAGTTACAGAAAGAAAAAATTAGATATAGATAATTTATATGGTGGTGTAAAACAATTACTAGATGCGTGTAGTGATGAAAAATTAATATGGGATGATGCACCTAAATACTTAGATTTAAAAGTAGAACAACATATTTCTAACAAATATAACACTATAATTATAAGACAAAAGTTATAAAATACTTTTTTAAAATATATGTTACATTATATTATGTTATCATATTATGGCGAAAAAGACACAAAATACATCAAAAAAAGTTACAAAGGTTACAACTTCTGATAAAAAAGAAAAGTTCTTAAAAGCATTAAAATTAAACTTAGGAAACATATCAGAAGGCTGTAAAGCTATTAATATATCTAGACAAACTTATTATAGATGGATTGATGATGATCAGGATTTTGAAAGTAAATGTCAGAATGTATCAGAATCATTACTAGACCTAGCAGAAAATAGATTACTAGAAAAGATAAATGACTATGATACTACATCAATAATATTCTTTTTAAAGACAAAAGGTAGGAAAAGAGGCTATCAAGAAAAGCAAGAATTAGAATTAACAAAACCAATATCTGAGATAAACTTTGAAGAAATCTAGACCAATGACATTGCATAAGAAAAGTTATTTACCAGCACAATGGGAATTTCTTACCAATAAAAAGAAAGCTAGGATTAGTGCATTTGTTGGAGGATTTGGATCAGGAAAGTCACATAGCCTACTTACAAAAGTGTTTTGGAGTTTAATTACTAAAAAAAATAAAGATGGTAAAAGCAATGGGTTAATATTATATCCTACATACAATCTAGCTGATCAGGTGTTTGTAGAACCATTTAAAGAAATATTAGAAAGAAATGGTGTTCCATATACATACAATATATCACAACATAGATTTAAAACTATATATGGTAATATTCAGATATACCAAACAAGATACCCACAAAGAATAGTTGGTGCATCATATACTTATTGTGGTATTGATGAATTAGATATTGAAAACTTTAGAACAGCTGAATTAACTATACAAAAAGCATTAGGAAGGCTGAGAGGCTGCGAAGATGCTGAATTATTTATAACTACCACACCAGAAGGGTTTGGATATACACACCATTTAATGGTAGAACAATATGATGACAATAAACTATTAGTACACGGAAAGACAACTGATAATCATCATTTGCCTGATTCTTACATACAATCATTAAAAGATAGTTATGATGAGAAATTATTAAGAGCATACATAGATGGTGAATTTGTAAACTTAACACAAGGACAAACATATTATGCATTCAATAGAGAAAGACACGTTGGAAATTATACTTACCAAAAAGGATTACCGTTGCACATTGGATTCGATTTCAATGCCGACCCCTTATGTAGTGTGGTGTGTCAGCAACAATATGATGGTACAATACACGTCATCAAAGAAGTAGTATTATCACATCAAGGTGATGGCGATTTACCTACTGCTAGAATGTGTGAAACAATAAAGCAAATGTACCCAAATAATATTTATTTTGCTTATCCTGATGCAACTGGTAGAGCAAGAAATAGTAGTGCAATGTATTCTGATATTACATTAATTAAAAAAAGTGGAATGATAGTTAAAGTTGCACATATAAATCCTAGAGTTATTAATAGAGTTAATTCAGTAAACAATCAGTTATCTAAAAATAAAATTAAAATAGATCAGGATTGTAATATGCTAATAAAAGATTTTGAGCAAGTAGTAAACAAAGAACATACTAGAGATATAGATAAAAGTAATCCAAACCTAACACATTGTAGTGATGCATTTGGTTATTTGTGTAATTGGCTATATCCTATCAATAAACCAGTAATAGGAGTACAAGATAGATGATACCAAATATGGCTGAACTAGCTGTTATGATTAGCAAGTTTGATTATAAACAGAAAGTTAAAAATCAATGGAAACAATCAAGATATGAGGCACTAGATTATTATAATGGTGTTACTAATGAATACACAGCAGAATACTTTAGTGATTCTACAATATCTAAAGTTGTTATGGGTAACATTAATATAACAAAAAGAATTATTGATAGAATATCATTGGTATATATGCAGCCACCGATCAGGAAATACACTAGAGAAGATGTTACTGATTTGTTTGTTGATAAAGATTTAAAATTACAAAGATTAGAACGTATGACTAACTTGCTTGATGCTGTACTACTAAAACCTTGTTGGAGAATAAAAGATGATGGTAGTGGCTGTATAGAGTATGATATTATTACTGACTATGAACCTATGTTTGATGAAGACCCTTTAAAACCAACAGCAATAGTTTATCCAATAACATCTAGAGCAAGTGTTATGGACACTACACCAGATATGTGGGTTTACTGGGATAAAGACCATACATTCTCATTTGATGAAACTGGTACTAAATATACAGCAGATGACAATCCCGATATGATTAATCCATATGGAGTGCTACCATTTATTGAATGTTTTAGAGAAGGTAAACCAGAATTTAGTTATCTTGATACTAATGCAAGTTTTGATTTAATATCTACTAATCTTGCAATTAATGTAGCAGAAACAAACAAGAATGCTAATGTTATGTTTCAATCATTTGGCTATCTGTTTATTAATGGTAATATTGATAGTGATGATTTACAAGTTGGACAAGATAAGATAAACTTTTTAGGGGTAGATGGTACAATGAATATTGTTTCTCCTCCAAATGCTATACCAGCACTAGATGAATCTATACAATCTTCATATAAGATGCTGAGTCAAAATTACCATTTACCCACATCTTTTGTTGAAGGCACAACTGCATCATCAGGTGTAGCTTTAAAAATGAGAAACATTGAACTGACTGATGATAGAAAATCTGATATTATTAGATGGAGAGATTTAGAGTACAAGATATTTGATTTAGAAAGATTGATTATTGCAGTTGAATTAGGACAAGATGCTGGTGATTTAGAAGATGTTGATTTTAGTGAATCAGTAGAAGTATTATCAGATAAAGAACAACGTGAGAAGTGGGATTGGGAACTATCAAAAGGATTGATTGACTTAGCAGATATTATGATGCAAAAGAATCCTGATCTAACTAGAGAAGAAGCAGAAGATTATTTATTTGATAGACAAGCTGTGGAAATGGAAGATGCAGATGAAGAAGAAACACCAGCAAATACATTATTACAAGCACTAGCAAAACCAGTAGAATAATGGCTAGAAAAAAGAAAAGAAAAAGCACAGTAAATAAAGCTGGTAATTACACAAAACCCACAATGAGAAAAAGATTGTTTCAAAGCATTTTAAGAGGCAGTAAAGGTGGAAGGGCTGGACAATGGTCAGCTAGAAAAGCACAATTATTAGCTAGAATGTATAAATCTAAAGGTGGAGGTTATAAAAAATAATGGCTTTAAAAAAATCACAACGTTCACTACGAAAATGGACAAAAGAAAAATGGGATTATATTAGTAAATCTGATAAAAAAAAACCTAAATCTAAACGTGGTAGATATCTACCAAAATCAGTTAGAGCAAAATTAACACCTTCACAAAAAGCATATGAGAATAGAAAGAAACGTGCTGCAACTGCAAAAGGAAAACAACGTGCTAAATATTCTAAATCGACAGCAAAAAAAGTAAGGAGAAGGTAATGCCTAAAACAGATTATGTAAAAGGTGTAAGTATGAAAGGTTTAAACAAAAGACAAAAAAGTGCAATGAGAAGACACAAAACTCATCATACTGCAAAACATCTACGTTCTATGGTTAGGTCAATGAAAAGAGGTAAAACATTTACTCAATCACATAAAATTGCAATGAAAAAAGTTGGTGTGTAATGGCTGAATATCAAGGGAAAAAAGTAACACTAGACAAACCTAGTAGAATTACTAAAGGTGAGGCTGGATATGGTAGAAAGAAATTTAAAGTATATGTAAGATCAGGTGACAAAGTAAAGAAGGTTATGTTTGGTGACCCTAATCTATCTATAAAAAGACAAAGTGATGCTAAACGTAAATCATTTAGAGCAAGGCACAAATGCTCTACTGCTAAAGATAAGACAAAAGCAAGATACTGGAGTTGCAAGATGTGGGAAAAGAAAAAGAAAGTATCTGATATAGTCTAATGGCTAATCAAGCAAATATAGATGCAACAGCTGATTTAATTGCTGATTTAGTTGAAAAAGCTACACAAGAATTAATACAAGATTTATATAGATTGGGAATTAATGTTGATAATGTACCAGCATTTGTAAATGCATTACTTGATTTAGATTTAGAAGGAACATTAAAAGCAAAGCTAACTAATGCTACATCTGCATATGCTAATGCACATAGAAATGTACTAGAAACAACACAACAATTTGCAGCAGTAGGCCCTGATACACTAACATCTTATGTTGCACTTAATGAACAAGTATTTGATAATGCTATTACAAATAATATTGCATCACATATAAGAAATGAAGTTGTTAAAGGTATACAAGTAGGCTTAACACCTGATCAAATATTGCAAAGTGTTACTAGTGCATCTATATCCCCAGCACAAATGAGAACATTAGTTACATCAACATTAAATACATATTCAAGAACAATAATTAGCAGTATGATGGACGAAGCACCAAAAGATACAAAGTATTGGTATGTTGGCCCAGCAGATGGTAAAACTAGAGATAAATGTTTATTGCAGATTGAATCAGGTGAATTAACTAGAGATGAGATAATAAGTCAATTTGGTAATAAAGTATTAAGTGAAGGTGGTGGTTTTAATTGTAGACATCAATGGGAAAGAATATCTAAACGTGGTACAGAATTTTATCAACCTGATCAGGCCAGTAAAATAACTAAAGATAAAAATATAGATTATGATAAAAAGCTATTCGAGGATTAAAGATGTTAGATAAAAAAGATTTTGCAAAGATAGCACCAGAAGTTAGAGATGAATATAGAAGTCACGTTTTCTTCAAAGGTAAAGATGTTAATGATAAATCATTTCCTAAATATAAAAATAAAAAATATGAACAACTAAAATCAGCTGGTGCATTACCAAGACAACAAGGTAGTGTTAGTGCAGCATTAACAGCACCAGTTGTGTCAACAGATTTATTAAGAGATTTTAATAAGTATGATTTTAAAGCAAGAAACAATGGATTTAGTATTGGATTTATTAAATCAGGTAAAAT